CTCCATTTTCAGTAAATCCTTCATAAGCTGTATCATACATATTATTTGTGCCATATTTTCTTGCTGAAGGATAATATTTTTTAAAATCTCCTAAAATTGTGGTGATTTTAAACATATTCACATCAAATAAATTCAATTTATAAGGATAATAAAAGTAAATTGTGTTATTTGCATATATAAAAAACATTCTTATACTATCGTCTTTATCCATAAATATTGAAAAGTTTTTTCCAGTAATTATAAAGTAATCTGACCTACTTGAGGTTCTTTTCAACATCAATTTCATCTTTTTGAGAAATATATTGATAGTTTTTTCTGGGTTTTCTAAATGAACTGGATCTAATTTATATGACATAAATGTATTTATTTGTTCTTTATGATAATAAACTGCCATTTCATTATCTGCTCCATGGGTTAAATTTAAAAAACTATTTATAAATTCTTTTTGAATTTGTTTAAAATCTTCTTCTTTTATGATAAAGGATGATTTTTCTCTTCTATAAGTGCTCATGAAAGATTCATAATCAAACAAATTTCTTCTTTTTAATTTTTTTCCATTTGAAAACAATTTCAACAAAACTTCAGGTGAATATTCTATGTCAACTGCATGATTCATAAGATTTTTGTAGTAATTTGTGTCACTTATGTCAAAATCGGAGTATAAAGTATTTCTAATAGTTGTATAACTAATTTCATCTTTGATTAACATCGTTAATTGATTAATGAATAATTCAGCCATGTCTTTATATTTTTCATCCATGTCCGCATAATTTGAAGTGACTTTTAATGTATTGTCAAAACTGTATATGTTAAAACAAATGCTGTCATGGAGGTTTATGCAAATATATAAATCAGTTTCTCTTAACTTGTATGTGATATTTGGATCAATCAGTTTCTTTTGCTTTTGTACTATAATGTTAAATAAATAATTTAATTTAGACATTTGAACATTGTTTTGTTTCATTTTTTGATCAAGTGTTGTGTTCAAATTTTCAAATGTTTTTGAAGTATCTTCTGTTTTTTTTCCATAAATTATATCATAGAAAAATTTTTTTATAGCTGTTACAATGGCCTTAATTAATTCATATATGGTTAGGATCTTTTCTTTTCCTATGAAACCACCAACTTCACTCTTCATCAAATTAACTACTACTATAGCAATTAGTTTGGCGATTTTATTTTGTGATATATATAATCTATTTGTAGATCTAATCAAAAGAAAATGAGCTCCAGCACCTACACAATGTATGTAGTGATCATGCACTGAAATTTCAACTGTTATATTGCTTATTAAAACTGGAATTATTATCAAATATTTTCCTTTTTCGTTTGAATACACTCCGTTGTTTTTTTTAATTGCGCTCATCAATTCATCATCATTAAAGTTTGGTATTATATAGTTATCGTCAGCAATTAATTTGTTATTTGTAATTAAACTCATAATTTCCTGTTTTTCTTTCATAAATTTAGCATCATTTGTATTATCATTGGCATTATTTAAATTTTTTAGAATATCCTCCAACTCTTCTTCCCATGTTTTAAACACAAATTCATGCCATTTGCCGTCACTATATGTGTAAGCTTTGTCTTTTGACAAAAATTGATTTTTACACCATTCAACAAAAGAATTAAAGCAATTTTTGATAGAAAGAAATATGTTCATAATTAAATCACCAAAATTTTTAAAAGGTTTTTTCAATTTTTTGAATTTTGTTATAAGAAACTGTATGAAATCATACAATTTGTAAGCGCCGCCAGATTCAAAATTATCTTTTTTGCCTTGACTGTTTTTAGAATTCAAAATGTTGTCTAAACTGTCTTGATGCAAACCATGCCTTTTATTTTTTCTCTTCATATGATCAAGCATATAATTTAATGTGTGTTTTTCTACAAATTTGGCTAATGGAACATATCTAATATTGTCAATCATAAATAATTGTTTGCATAACTCTTTATGATTCAATTCAGTTGTGGTATTGCAAGTCGGTTGTGAAATGATTGAATATTCTATTCGTCTAATTTGTGAGTCTGTTAAAATGGTGTTGTTGCAGTAAGCTAAATATAATGTTTTAATATCATTAAATCTAATTAAATTTGAATTAGCTATAAAGTAAGCTTTTGTTAAATTTAGATTGTTAATAACATCAATATAAAGTTGTGGAGGTATATCTTCTTCTTGAGCCAGTTTGCGAATCATTGGAATCATGTAGGAATTAACAATATTTAATCTATAATCAAATTGATGGCCTTTACTAGCAGTTTGTTTAAAAGTTTGTATATATTCGGGAGTTAATTTTTCTTCCAATTCTTTTATTGTTGCTGTTTGTGGAAATGTCCCATAAACTTTTTCATATTCTTCGTCACTCATTTTTTTTTTACCTTTGTTTTTACTATTATTATTGTTTGAATTTTCTGAGTCATTGCTATTATTCTCTTCTTTTTTGTTTTCTTTATTTGGAGAAGAATTGAACTCTTTTTTGTTTTCATTTGAATTGTCAGGTTTTTTCATGCTAGGGTTAAAATCACTTTGATTATCAAAAGGTTGTCTGTGATAAAATGATTGACTTTTATTACTGAAAAATTTATCTAAATTTATATCTATATCAGACAAGTCAGTTTGCAATTTGTCATAAAAATATTTCAAAACCAAACCTATCACAGCTATATTGCTAATGCCTAATAACAAAGCTAATATGGATCCTGCATTTTCATCTTCAAAAAATTTTTGTAATTCTAAATTTATCATGTTTTCCATTCTTAAATAAAGAATGTCTTTGCAAATATTAGCATCATCTAAAATAATGTAATCAGCCAATATATCAAGATACAACTTTGCATCTATAGAAACTAATGTAAGATGATCAATTAATTTTTTAAGTTGAGTGTTTTCATTGGTTGTAATCAAATATTCACAAGAATAACCAACATGTGTTTTATTTATAGTACAATTATATTTCAAACTCAAACTTATCATAATTTCAAATATTTTATCTGAAATTATTCTACTGTCATTAACAACATGATAATTTAAAATTTCAGTTCCGTTTTCATCCACCAACAATATTGAATTACGTAAGGGAAATTTGGTGTCAGTTTGTTCTTTAATTTCAATAACTTCATAAAACAATACATTTTTTGATTTTGAATAATTTTTCATCATACTTTCAAAAACTGAATCGTGTGCAAAATAATTTCCTTCACTTATTTTATATAAAATTTTATTTTTTGAATTAAAATGGTTTACAAATAAAGTTTCTGAAATAACAACCAATCTTAATGAAAAATTTAAATAGTTATTATGATAATACACATTCAAAGGTTTTTTTGGTAATAATTTATACAGAATTTCTG